CCATCTGTAATATCTGGTGAAGTCCAAGCATACCATCCATCAACACTTTGGTCTATCATACTTGGTGTTGAGTAACCCATAACCATATCGCCAACTTGAATCTGTGCGAGTGTTTTGTAAGTTCCATCTGACATTAGGATTAGTGTGCTTGCTTCAAAACATGGGTCAACCTCTGTGGTTACACTAAATGATGCGGTATCGCCTGTCATTGATGCTGTGCCTGTTACTGTCGTTTCATATGAAAAAGAACTAAGCAGCCTCATGCGAATTGTGTCGCCATTGTTGAATGATATTGAAGTAAGATACGAGCCTGTACTATTTTTCTGTATTCTTGGTGAGCCTGTGCCACTAACACTTACAGTAATTGGGCCGTTTGATACGGTAAGGGTAAGAATGTTTGAGTACACATACACCCCTGTTGCCACATTAAATTGTGACGTAAAGTTAGCCGCACTGAACGTGCCTGTTGGTGTTGCTGGTGTTGCATCACCACCATAAAAATCACCTATAGAAATAGTGCCTGATGTTGGGATGCCACTATTTGCCGCAGTATCAGGTACATATGCACCACCACGATAATATTCATTGATGTTTATCGGATTAGAACCGCCAAACTCTGTCTGAATAGCACTTAAACTAAGTGGGCCTGATAAAGGTAAAGTCATTATTTACCGCCTTTTAATTCTTCAACTTCAGCTTTCAATTCTTTAATTGCCTCAACAAGCAAACCAATCATGTTGCCGTATGCAACTGAAAGTGTTTCCTCGCCGCTATCAGGGTCAACATTATTTATAACAACTTCTGGCAGAACTTCCTGCACATCTTGTGCAATAAGACCACTTTGTCTGTTACCGCTCATATCAATACGGTCATAAGTATAACCTGTAAGTGCTGAAACTTTGGCTAAGGCATTTGGTATTACTTCAAGGTTGTCTTTAAGTTTACGGTCTGAGTATGCTGTGATGTTGGCAGTTGCAGTAAAACTACCTGCATCGTCAAATGTAAATCGTGTGGTGGTTCCATCTCGTACATACCAATTACCTATACCTGAATTAAGGTCAGTGTACATATGAGCACCGTCACAGAAAAACTCGCAGTCATCACCTGTGCCAAATCTTAAAATGTCGTTATCTGCAAGGTCAATCGCTGTGCGAACATTCAGTGTGCCGTTTATAGTCACATCACCTGCAATAGTTGCACCTACTAATGCGGCTGTAACATTAGTTGTGTCAGTTACGTCTGCACCTGCCTCAATACCATCTAACTTAGTACCGTCTGTTGCAATATCACGACCATCGACTGTGCCTGTTACGGTAATGTTGCCAGTAGATGTAAGAGTACCACCTGTTATTGTACCAGTAGTTGTGATAGCCGATGACCCGTTATCTATAGAACCAAAACCCGAAGTAATTGAGCCAGAGTTTAACGCACCAGTAGTAACAATACTAGCTGATCCTGCTATAGGACTGTACAAAGAACCTAGAGCTGTACCATTCAAAGTAATAGCATCAGCTTCCAGTGTACCGTCTACATCTACATCACCTGCGATATCTAAATTACTTGCAAAGTCTACGACCCCCGCAAAATGAGTAATCGACTCTACGACATTTGTACCATCACAATATAAAAAAGCGGTATATCCATTAGGAATTGCAATACCTGAACCACTAGCTGTTTTTAGCGTAATAGTTTGACCCGCACCATTTTTAACTACGTAAAGTTTACTAGCGTCAGGGCAAATTACTGTACCCGCTCCTGTCAAAGCCGTTCCTGTATCTGTAAGTTCAAGAATAGCACAGCGAGACTCCGATGTAGTTCCATTCGCAGTAGTTAATGTATGAGAGTTTGCTGTCCATGAGTCAATAGTAGCTAATCCAGTAATAGCTTGTTCCACCATAGAAGTTATATTATCGTTAACTACATCACCCCAAGTACCTGATAATTCTCCTTGTACAGGAAGAGCTAGTTTTAATGTTGGTGTATATTGCGTTGTCATCTATTTAACCTTACGTGTTAATTTCATTCCATTCTGAAATCTGAGAACTATTTATATTAGACCAATTTGGAATTTGAAAATCATTTATATTAGACCAATTTGGAGTTTGAGAGTCATCTACTAAACCCCACACATTATTTTTTCCTATAATTCCAGACATTATGAAACCATCAATATCAATAATAGTATCTATACTAATAGATACAGTGTTTAAACTTAATTGTCCAGTTATATTACTAGGTACTACAGTTATACCCAACTTAATACTAACATCATTTAATACTGTTGTTGAACTAACGCCTGTTAAACTTATATTAGCGTCAGCAACCGTAGATATATCACCAAGAGAGCTAGTTGTAGCTAACCCAGTAACAGAGGTAGTAGTGTCTATAGAAACAGATATATCACCAAGAGAGCTAGTTGTGGCTAATCCAGTAACAGACGTAGTAGCGTCAGCGGTAACGGAAACACTATTAAGAGCCGATGTGGTAGATGTACCTGTTACAGGTACAGAAATATTAGATTCAGATACTACAGTAACGTCACCAAGAGAGCTAGTTGTAGCTAACCCAGTAATGGACGTATTTGCATCAGCAGTAACAGAAACACTATTAAGAGTGGATGTGGTAGATACACCTGTTATAGGTACAGAAATATTAGATTCAGCTACTACAGTAACGTCACCTACTTGTCCCGTAGCTTCCGCACCATCTACGGAAACTATAATTAGGTCTAACCCCCAAGATCCTTGACCCCAAGCGGTAGCTCCCCAGCCAGTATATTCCGTTGAGGAGGCCATTTCTAACCTACGCTAATCTAATAATTGCGTTACTTGCATCCGCTGTAGGGAATTGGATAGTGAAATCACCTGCTGTAGATGTTTTATCTGCACCAAAATCAAGTACTGCTACGGCAGGATTAGAACCGCCTGATTGATAAATCAATGCACCTCTAGCAGTAATAGTAGAGTTAGCCCACGTAGTATCAGCAAAATCAATAAATGCTGTAGTGCCTGAAGTAGTAGCGGCAACAAGAGTTAGTGTATTACCACCAGCTGTGTAGTTTGTCCCAGATACTTCGTTTGTAGCACTATATGCAGTTGTAGTTGCATCTAAAGTAGCACTACTTGTGTATAATGCGATCTTATATGTTTGTGCGGTATCACCACTAAAATCCATTTCAGCGTCTAAAATAGCTTTTTTAAATGATGTACACATAGCTTGAGTAATAGCCATAATGGCCTCCTTACGTTACTTTTTGTCTAAATTGTCCTGAACGGTAAACATCTTCACGTAGTTTTCCGTCACCTAAGTTTTTCAATAATGTTATAGCTTGTAAATATAACTTTTGATACATGTCCATTGTAGCTTGTTCGGCTCTCATAAAACTGAAAGCTTGTAACAAAGCACCATTTAACAAAGCAGAATCAAACTCGTCTCCTAACCATGTACTACCCGCAGTAACTATAGACTCTGGGTAGTACCCATAATGAAGTTCTGTGTTGTAGTCCCCGTCTGGAGTTGGACCTAATAAAAACGTATTATCATCAAAATATGCGTAGTGTACTGGGAAACCTTGGGTAGCCGCTACAGGATACGCTTCACGAATAAAATTAACATCTTTATTCAATAAAAAATTGTAGTTTCCGCTATCATCAATAACAGACAAAGAATAACACCACAAAAAATCACTAGGCGTAGCTAAATAAGTATTACCTTGTGAAGTAGTACCAACAACATTTTTCCTTAGTGCGGGTATTTGCACAGTATTATATATTGTCTGTTCAGCTTGCTGAGTAAACATAGCAAGTTCATCATCTGTGAAAGTGTTTTCACAAATGTTTTGTATGTTTATTTTCAGCTCCGCATAGTTCATAATCTAAGCCATCGGTCCTCGGGCCATAAGCCCTTTTGTTGCAGCGCCAGTGCCACGAACTTTTACGCCTTTGGTTTTAACGCCTTCCATAGATACTTTAGGTGCATGACCACATGGTTGCACACCTTTATCTTTGATAACCTTTACTTCTTTTTCGTCAAAAACATTCATTATAATAACTCCTATGTAATAACTACCACAACTTGCCCAATATGGCTATAAGTAATTAGATTGTTTGGTGACAGATTGTACGGATCTTGTCCACCACCTACGGGGTTCCACCCCCATTGTATATCTCTACTACTATATTCCCCAGAAGAACCAACACTAGTATCCACTCTAGGGTCTTTTATTGCTTGCGGATCATCTACAGGAAACTCACCTAGTTTTAATTGAGGATGGTCAGGATTCCAACACTCAGGGCATGCTTTTACATTTGTATTCCTACCCTTTACAATTAAATCTTTTAGTTCTCGTAGTTTATATTGAAACCCACATACATCACATAAAGCAATAGCTTTTTTTGCTGATGCAAACCTGTTAGACATTAATAGATCCTTCCCACCCTTGGTACAAACCTCGCGGAAGTTTTTTCTCTGTCTTCACCAGCAGCAAGCTCAAACTGCTCTTCATAAGCTGCCTTTAGCATAGGTATTCTGTCGGCTAGTTCTGGTACTTTCATAGCGATATAATAAGCTAATCCAGCTACGAGTACAGGGAAAAAACGAAAGTTCATATCAGCAGTTTGTACACCACTACCTGCGTCTTCTATACGTCTCATACGCCAGTAGTAAAGAACGTAATTATTGTTATCAGGAACAGGCCAAACATTAACTACAGGGTTGTCTCGTAAACGTTCTATGTATATTTGTATTGGTCTACCACGAGAAAGTTTGTTAGGTATAGAAGCATATGTACTAACACTTATACGACTAATTGTTAAATCTGATTGTGTAGCTTGATTCCCTGAACCAGTGCGTATTTGATGCTCTAAAAGATCTATCGTATCAGCAGGTAAATTGTACTGCGAAGTACCATCAACTAAGTTAATAGTTCCTTCATCAATAGTCCACATATTAATACCACGGTTCTGCCACTCAATAGTCATTAGGTTCATAGAACGCCGTGCAGTACGCAAGTCGTACCCAGAACGCATCTCACGACCAGCGCGTTCCCAAGCTTCTTCAGCGATCTCAGTAAAATCCATATTAAAGGATGTGGTTCCTGATGTAGTCATTTCTTACGCCTTTTAACTGCGGAAACCCTTCTAGGTTTACCTGCTGGTTGCCCTAATCGTTTCTTTTCGGCGATTTTCTTGCGCTTCTCAGACGCTGTCATTTCCCCGCTTGTCTTTGGAGTTTTACTGGACACCTTCTTTGTTGGGCGACAGTACGGTGTGCCTCGCTTCTCTCCTTCTTGTCGCCCGCAAGCCTTACCAGTGCGTACATCTTTCCAGTCCTCTTTAAACCAGCGTTTGAGTGCTGCACCTTTCTCTGTCTTACGAACCGCCATTACTTCTTCCCTTTGTTACCCCAGTTTTTGGTTCCTACTTTTCTACACTTGGCTATAGCACCACTTGCATAAGCGGAAGGAAAAACCTTATAACGAGATTTAACCTTCCTATAACACTCATCTTTAATAGAGCCGCCTTTTTGGAACCCCCTACAG